ATGAACACCAGAAAAACCATAGCCGCCTCCGCAGCCGCGTTCGGCATCGCGTCCATCACCTTCGGTATCTGCGGCAAACCACTGCCTGCGGGACTGTTCGGACTCGCCGCAGGCATCATGGCCATCGCATGCGGGTGGTGGGCGGAATGACCGCCGTCTACCTGAGCCTCAAGCAGGTCGGCGAACGCCTCGGCGTGAAGAACGCCGCCGCCTACAGGCTGCCGGAACCGGACGCAATGATCGGGACGACGCGCGGATGGCTGCCCGAGACCATCGACCGATGGAACGCCGCGCGTCCGGGGCGCGGCGTAGGTGGTGGACGTCCACGCAAGGAAGAACGGTAGAAGCCACTGCAAAACGAGAAAAACGCCCCTCCCCCAGCATTGCCGGGAGAGGGGCGGAATTCTTTCATTTTCCTAACATGTGAAAGGATAGGTGTAAGAATAAATCCTTACACATGTTAGGACTCTAAGCGTTGCACTTGTCTTTACCGCAACGCTTAGTTTTTGCGGAGCGGGTTGTAGGCGACGCCCAGACCGGATGCGAGGAAGCCGGCGACGGTCGAAATGTAGCCGCCGATCGCGGCGTCACCAAAGGTCATGAAGCCAAGGCCGACGCACGAGGCGACCAGACCGAGCACGTAGACCACGGTACGCACCTGCTTAGAGAAGACCGGAGTGTACGCGGTGTCGGGCTGGGTATTGTCCTGACCGTCCTCACGCTCGTCGGTCAGGTTGTTCACGACGGTTTCGAGGGTGGAATCCTCTGCTGCATATTCTGCCATTGTTTCCTCCTTAGAATCGTCCTTGGTTGAGCGCCGACTGCAAGGCGCGTGCGGTCGCGGGGCCGAAGCTCGCGTCCCGCGCCAGACCGTAATGCGCCTGGATGGCGCGAATGGTGGCCGGTCCGAGCAGTCCATCAACACCACAGCCCAGGCGACGCTGCACGGCGCGGATCAGATCACTGCCGCCCGCGCCGTAGCGGACCACGCTCGAATCGATGGCCGGACGCCAGTAGGTGCGTCCGTCCGGTACGACCTGCCCGCTGATGATGCCATCCACCGCAGTGCCCATCACCTGCTGCCAACGGCGCACGGTCGCGGGGCCGACATTGCCGTCAACGGCGAGAGCGCCGGTGGATGCGGTGCCGGTGTTGCCGCCGCCGTAGCGGAGGTAGCAGTTCCACGGGTAGTTGTAGTAGGCGCGGATATTGGTTTCGCGGCCCGTCTGGTCGCCCGCCTTCCCGTAAGCGGTGCCACGCTCCGAGATGCTTGCCTGCGCGAGCCTGCCGCCGCCCAGATACACGGCCACGTGGTGCACGTCGTTAAGCAGGATGTCGCCCGGCTGCGGATTGCCGTTCGCGGGCAGGCGAGTCCAGCCGCGACGGGTCAGATTGCCGCTCAGATTGCCGGTGTAGGTGGCCGTGCCGGTGTCGAACCCCGCCTCACGCAAGGCGTGGATGACCAGGCTGGAGCAATCGCAATTGCCACCCGAGGGGTTGAAGTTCCAACGGTCCGCCTGCGAATAGCCCAAATTGGCCACGGCGCACCAGTAGCGCATGCGGTTGATCAAAGCGCTGACGCTTGCCATGTCTAGTCCTCCAATCCTTCCACGGCCTTGGCCGCGTCCTCCTCGGACACGACCGGGATGCTCTCGGGCGGCAGACTGTCGCCCTGCGGTGTCATCTCTGGTGTCATGACGATATCGTCCATGACATCTCCTTCCCGCCACCAAGTCGGTGGCAAATAGAAAAGCCATCCCGGAATGGGATGGCTTTGAAAACCAGTGTGAAAATCAATGCCTGCACGCACCATGATTGGACACGATGATGAGCGCGAGGAGGATGAGATACGCGACCAACGCGACGGGACCGCTCACTGCCGGTCCTCCAAGTATTTTTCGGCGGCGTTGACGATCCAGCATTGCGCGCCCAATTTTTCGAGCTTGGCGAGCTCGTACCGGACGGCCTCCGAATGGTCGTGCGACTGGTCGCCGTAGATCAGGCTGATGATCGTGTTCTTGATCGTGTCGCGACACAACTCGTCCATGCGTTCGTCGAATTTCGCGGTGCGTTCGCCGAGTTGCCGTGTTTTGGCGAAATGCTGCGAGAGCGGCGAATCGTATGGCAGGCGTTCGGGCCGCACGTGCGCGTACAGGCCGGTCGCCAGCGCGTCCAAAGCGCCCGGCCAGAGCTTGAGGCCGAGGGTGATGAGGGCGCACGCGCCGCCCACACCGCCGAAACCGGCTAGGAAATTTTGCAGCACATTACATCTCCTTAATGGAAAGCCGCCACGTAGGGCGGCTGTGTTTTGGTTAATGCGGGTGGTCGGTGGCGGCGAACACCAAAGGCAGGCCGATTTCGTCGAGCATGCCCGGCAGTTCGCCGTCCGCGTATCCGCAGACGCTCCGCGCAACCTACGCCACACGTTCGGCACGTTGGCTATCAAGGCCGGAACCGACATCAGCGTGGTCGCGCGACAGCTCGGACACTCCGACATCCAAACCACCGCACGGTATTACCTCAAGCCCGATCTGAGCGTCCTCAAGGACATGCAGAAGGCATGGCAGAAACTCATATTGACCTGCTGAATAGCTTTCCGTAACCCTGTACAATGCGAAGGGCTTCACGGTCATCCGCGCCGGCAGCAATCAGGGTTGTGTAGGCTCGCTCTGCTATCCGGTCGTCTAATCAACGATCAAGCGGCACCGTGATGCAGCCCTCGACCCAACCGCCTTTGCCGAGCGTCATCTTCGCGGCCGAGCGAAGGCTGATCTCGTTGCCAGCGGCCTGCACCGCGACGCCATAAAGCCCCATGCTCGAATTGGACACCGTGGCGCAATGCACCTCGAACGCGGCCTCCAATCCAGTCGGAAGCCTGAAAAGCTTGGACGTATCCCATATCCTCGGGGCAGCCCAGTCCGTGTTGACTCGAATGGCATGAAACGCGACGATCAACATCCCGCCGACAAACGCGGTGCGATAATCCACGTCCCAGTTATCGTTTGGTTTCGTGAGGGTTACGGAATCCCACAGTTTCGACATGGGAGGCAGCTGTTTGATGAGCATGACCGGCGTGCCGGGCGTGATCCCGCTGATCGGGATGCGGGCGATCGGGATCCACGCCGTGCCGGAGGCCGAGTGGATGCTGCCCGACGGGACGGTCGGGTCGGCGGCCGTACCGGTGTTTGGCGTGCCTTTGAGCACGGCGATGGCGGCGGTCTCGATGTTCTGATTGTTCCGTGTGTATTTGAGGCAGACGAGGTCGTTGCGGTTCTGGCCGCTCATGCCGCTTTCGATGGTCGCGGTCTCGGCCTCGGTGACGCGCGCGTATCGTCCTTCGACCACGAGGTTGAGGACGGGGATCAGCGCGTGATTCGCATCCTGCATGGTCACCGTGGGGAAAGTGCCGTCGCTGCCCTGCAGCAGGTAGCTGCCGTTGCCGATGACCCCGGCCTGCATGGCGCCCATGTCGCCGCTGGTGATGTGCGGTGTGCCGCCCTTGCCTGTGATGAGCGTGGTGGTCATGTCAGCCCTTTCCCTCGGTAAGCCATGCCGTGTAGGCCGCGTCCTGCGTGGCGGCGAGTTTCTTGAATTCCTGCTGGCATGAGGTGCATGCCAGCGCCTCCTGCGTCACTCCGTCCGCGGTGGTGTGTTTGATCTGGTGCCAGTCGCTCGACGTGCGCGGATCCCCTTCGGTGAGGTATGCGCTGTCGTGGCAGCGGTCGCATGCGTATTTGGTGATGTTCGTGGTTTTTGCCATGCTGTTCCTTTCAGGCGAGTCTTTGCCAGACGTGTCCGCCGATGATGGTGTGGATTTCCTTCCATGTGCCGCCATGGTCGTTGGGGTTGCCGGCGACGCACCAGTAGAGCGAGCCGATCGGGTGCGCGGCGAGGAAGGATGCCGCTGTCGCGCTGGATTGTGCGGTGATGGTGCCGTCCGGTCCGATGGTGATGGTCCTGCCATCGGGTTTGACGCCGCCGAGGGTGGCGGTGGATGCCACTGGCAGCGTGTACTTGTTCGCGGCGGGCTGGATGCCGTCGAGCTTCTTCTTGTCTGCGGCGGCCATGAGCCCGTCCGCCGATGATGTGGCCTGTGCGACGGTGATGGCAGCCGTCTCGTCGTTGCGGGTCACTGTGACTGGAGCCGACGCAGTGATGTCCAAGATTCGCGCCTGCGCCGCGGCCAACGCGTTCTGCGCCGTGGTGGTGGCCGTGTCGGCTTTTACGCCGGCCTGTTTGGCGAGGTCTCTGGCGCCTCCGATTTCGGCCGCGGCGTCGCTTGCGGCCTTGTTGGCTTCGGTGGCGGTTCTGCGGACCGTTTCGAGGTCGGCGGCGGTCACATCGGCGCTGAACGTCCAGTTGGAGAGGGTGAGGCCGCTGCCGGCGTAGTAGGCGTGGCCGTCTCCGGAGCTTGATCCACCGCCGCCGGTCTCGCCGGTCGATTCCGTGGACGCGGTGGTCGCCTCGTAGGTTACGGTCGGGATGCCGTCCTTGACTTTGATGATCTTTTTGGTGATCTCGGCGGTGACCCTGATGCCGGTGGTGTTGTCGCGGCCGGTCACGGTGTCGCCCACGTCGAGGTCGATGCCGTCGGTAACGTCCACGTCGATGCTGCCTGTATCTCGCAGCTCCTGGAGCTTTGTCTTGCCTTTGGTCTCGAGTTCGGCGGCGTCGGCGTTGCTGAGCTCGTAGACGCTTGCGCGCTCGTCCGCGCCTTTGATGGTCTGCGTGTGGCTGAGCGTGCCTTTCTGGTCGGCGTACCAGTGGACGACGATCCTGTCCTTGAGTTCGCCCTTGCCGAGGCAGATCAGGTGATTGATCGGATGCGAGGCGAGTGTCGCGTCGAAGTCGATGAGGTCGGAGTCGATGAGGTCGCCGGCGGCCGTGATCGGCGGCGCATCGACTGTCACGCCGTTCTGCGCTGCGGTGATGCGCAGCCGCAGTCCTGATGCGCGCAGCATCTTGGACAGGCCGCTCCACGCGTCGCAGTACCGGTCGAACCGCCAGTTTGCGTTTTTGGACGCGCCTTCCGTGACGGTGATGATGTCCTGCAGCCCGATACGGGAGATGACGGTGCGCAGGAGCGTGCCGATCGTGCCGCTCACGGTCAGGTAGTCCTTGCCTTTGTCGGGTTCGAGGATCTTCGAGGCGAGCAGGCCGTGCCAGTCGCGACCGTGGTAGGTGAGCTCGCCCTTGCCGCCGGTGACGCTGGTCTTCACGTCGTCGACGATGCCGCCCCAGCCTGTCCCGTCGACCCACCATCGGCAGCCGGGTTTCAGGCGTGCCGGGCATTGGAGGTCGAAGTCGTTCTCCCCCGACCCGTATGCCAGGTCGAGCGTCCATGAGGCGTACGAGCCGGACGGCGTGCCGTTCGTGTCGGTGACGATCAGGTCCATGGCGGTTCGCTCCTCTCTTCGATGGCGGTCAGGTCGAATTCGAATCCGCCAGCCCAGCTGATCGTGCTCGTGCCGGGGGGAAGCGGTTCGAAGATGTAGGTGCCGGATCCGCGTCCGGTGCCGCGCATGGCCTTGGCGAAGAGGTTCGTGCGCAGGCCGGTGTCGGAGATCATGATGACGGTCCTGGCGTCAGCGGTGCCGTCGATTTCGAGTCTGCTGCTGGCCGGAATGGTCGCGTCGACCTCGTACCGGTTGGGGCCGATGATGACGTACGGGTTGACGCATGGGCCGAAGATCGTGAGGCGTATCGGCTGCGGCATGCCGCTCGTGTTGGCCACGGTGTCCAGAATGCTCATGCCGCCGTAGTCGTGCGGATAGTCGTGCGGGTAGTTAAGTCCGCTGCCGGCGTCGGTTCGCGGATCGTGATGCGTGGTGGTCTCCCTCCGCCACACGCCGTCCAGGAGCACGACGGTAAGCTGCGTCTCGACCATCGTGGGCGTGATGGTCTGCGGCTCGCTTTTCGGGATCCACGCCCTGGTCTCCCATTCGCCGTCGGCGATGAGCGTGCCAGGCGTGCCGGCTGCCATGTCGGCGTCGGCGAGACGGCACAGCAGGTCGAGCGTGGCCGGCGAATCATGGATCCTCACCGTGACGTTCGTTTCGCGTGTCTTGCGGGTGACGCCGGTCAGACCACGCGAGGCGAGGCTGTAATCCCATGCGCGGCCACGCAGTCCGGTGAGCGTCTCTCCGTACAACGGCCCCTCGAATCCGATGCTCTCGCCATTGCCGGCGGTGTATTCGATAGTCTCCAACATGCCTCCTTGTCAGACGAGCCGGGCGAGCTCGCGCATGGTGAGCTTCGGCGTGTAGTCGCTGATGATGCCCGGCAGCGCGTCCGAAAGGTTCCTGAGCCGCTGGTCGATGGATTCGAGCAGGCCGCTCAGCGCGGCGAACTCCTGCTGTTCCGTGCGCGGCGCGTCGGCCGAGTACCCGTTGCGATGGTCGGGACCCATGGCGTTGACGCTCATGCTTGCCTCGGTCAGGGTGCCGGTGGCCTCGTCCATCAGCGCCCTGTACTGGTCGGGCACGCCGAGCATCGGCGCGAGCGCGCCCTTGGCGAGGTTGGTGGCCGCCTTGGAGACCGTACCCTCGTTGCGGTCGATGCCGACGGCCATGCCGGCGGGGATCCACCGGCCCACCTCGTCGCGGAACACCTTGGACGGGGAGCCGATGCCGAGCTTGTTCTTGACCCAGTTGAGCGCGTTTTTGGCGGCGTCGACGGCCGCGTCGACGAGCTTGCCGGCCGCTCCCGCGATGCCTTTCGCTATGCCGGTGATGATGTCCAGGCCGATCTTGCCCCAATCCTGCGAGAGGAACCCGGACACGAGGCTGCTGAAGATCGCCGGGATCTTGGCTACCAGCTGTGGGATGGCCTGCACGAGTCCTCCGGCCAGCGTGATGATGATCTGCACGCCGGATCGGATGATCTGGGGCAGGCGCGAGGCGATGCCTCCCACGAGCGCGGCGATGATCGCGGGGATGCGCCCGACCAATTGGGGGATCGCGTTGACGAGCCCGTTGGCGAGCGACGCGAGCAGCCGCACGCCGGTGCTGACGATGCCGGGCAGGTTGGCCAGCAGCGTGTCCACGATGGTCATGACGACCTGCGGGATCATGGCCGCCAGCGTGGGCATCGCCGCGACCAGGCCTTGGATGAGGCTGGTGACGACCTGCACGCCGGATTGCATGAGCTGCGGCAGGGCGGCGACCAAGGCCGTCATGATCGTCTGGACCAGCAGGGGGATCTGTTCGCCGAGCATGGGCAGCGCGGCCGTGATGCCCTGCACGAGTCCCTGTAGGAGCTGCATGCCGCCCTCGATGAGCATGGGGGCCTGCGCTATGAGCGCCGCGATCAGAGAGGTTATCATCTGCACGGCTGCGGGCAGGAGGCTCGGCAGCGCCTGTCCAAGCCCCTGCACGAGCGTGGTGATCAGCAGCGCCGCCGTGGACAACAGCTTGGGCGCATTCGCGCTGATCGTGCCCATCAGCGCGGTCAGGATGGCAGCGCCCTGCGCGATCATCTGCGGCAGGTTCGCGGCGATCTGCATGCTCAGGTTCTGCAGCATGCCCGGCAGTTGCGCGCCCAACCGGCCGATCATGGCGAACAGCTGCCCCTGCATGCTCTGGTCGAGCATGCCGAGTCCCGCGACCAGTGCGGCGATGATGGCGCCGATGCCGAGGAGCTTGATGAAGTTGCCCGGGCTGAAGAAGCTCGTGATCAGGCCGCCGACCGCGTTCAGGCCGGACTGCAGCCTTGGCCCGACGACTCCGGCGATGCCGCCGAAGGCGTCTCCGATGGGCCCGAGCGCGGCCTTCGCCTTGCCCGCGACGCCGGATGCGATGCCTCCGAGCTTGCCTCCGAACGACCGGAGCCCGATGATCACGGGATTCTTCTCGAGCGAGAACGCGGCTGACGCGAACCCGGACACAAGCTTGCTTTTGAGCGTCGAGGTGATCTTGCCGACGCCGTCTGAGATGCCCGATCCGAGGGATGCGATCTTCTGCCCAATCTTGCTGCCCGAGATCTTCTCCCCGGCCAATTGGAACGGGAAGGCGAGGTTCTCGGCCATGGTGGCCCCGTCCGACATGAATGCGGAGAACACGGATTTGATGCCGTCCGGCAGGCTTTTGACCTTGCTGGTGAGCTGTGTGACGCCACGGTCTCCGGCGGTGCCGAGCAGGTCGAAGAAGCCGGTGATGGAATCGATGTTGCCACCGACTCCGGTGAATACGGCGAACGCGCCGGCGAGCGTACCGATCTGGCCGGCGATGTCCTGGATAGTGATGCTGCCGTCCTGCAGACCGGCCGAGAACCGTTCGATCAGACCGATGGCCTTGTCGATGTAGGGGCCGAGCTGGCCGTTGAGCTTGTCGAGGAACGGGGTGAGTTGGCTGCTCAACGCGTCGATGGCGGGGATGGCGGCGTTGAACGCCTTGCGCAGTGATTCGAGCGCGATCTTGCCGGGGCCTTCGCCCAGGCGTCCGAGCGCGGCCTTCACGTTGGCCAGCGCGCCCTGGAACGTGTCTCCGGCTGCCAGCGCTGCCCCGCCGAGTCCTTCCTGCATGGCGTCGGCGAATGTCTGGAAGTCGATCTTGCCCTTGGACACCATGTCGGACACTTCGGCGCTGGTCTTGCCCAAGTGGGTGGCGAGCAATTGGAGCACGGGCACGCCCGAGCTCATCAACTGGAGCATGTCGTCGCCCTGCAGCTTGCCGCGCGCGGCCACCGATCCGAAGATCGTGCCGATGTCGGTCAGGCTGCGCCCCGAGATCTGCGCCGTGTCCGCCACCGTCTTCAACACGTCGGTCATCTGCCGGCCGGACTTGACGCCCGACGCCGACAGGCTCGCAGCCACGGTCGCCGCGTCGCCCAGTCCGAACGCGGTGCCCTTCACGCTGGCGAGCGCGTTGTCCATGATGGCGCTGATGTCGGTCGCGCTGTGGCCGAGACCCTTGAGCTTGGCCTGCGCGTTCTCGATATTCAGAGCGCGCTCGAAGCCGCCCTTGGCGGCCAGCGCGGTGATGCCGCCGCCGACCGCGCTGACGGCCCCCAAGCCTATCTTGCCGACCTTGGAGAACGCGCCGGTCAGGGACTTCAATAGCCCGTTACCGCCGGTATTGCCGGCGGCGGCGACGCTCTGGCCGATCTGGTCCTCGATGGTTTTGCCGAAGTCCTTGCCGGAGGGCACAACCTGCACGTACACAGTGCCGATATCCTGACCGGCCATCGTCTCCTCACCTCGTCTCCCGTTGGTTCGGTTCCCGATGGCGGCCGGGACTCAACATTCAGTTGTCTTGGTTCACTCGTCTTGGATATGGAACATGGACTTGAGCTTTTCGCGGTCGCGCAGGACCTCGCTGCGCGCCCTGATGGGCCTGCCCGTGCCGAACGGGTTGTTCCTCGGGTCCATCCACGGCCTCCACCCCTTGCGCCTCAGCCGCTTGTCGGCCTCGGCCTGGTCCCACATGGCGACCTCTTCGGGCGTGGGGATGTATGCCCAGCCGGCCAGTGCGGCGTAGGAGTGGGAGTAGTGATTTTTGAGGAGTTCGCGGGTCAGAGCCCATGCGCGTGCCCAGCCGATGGCGTGCCTTGCGGGTTTACCGTCGGCTTGGAGCCATTCCCTGAGGCTTAGCGGCCGGTATAGGGTTCCATACGATTGGAGCCAGTCATGGTCCAGAGCGGCGCGGTGTTGGCTTTGGAGATTGACGAGGACAATGCTTTTGGGTCCAGGCCGGACTGTTCGGCCCATGCCTTGACGGTGCCGGCTAGGTAGGACATGGGGCGTCCGAGCTTGCGCAGGAAGTTCCAGTAGTTGGGTTGCATGACCTGGAAGTAGGCGAGCATCGTGCTGGCGACGGCGAAGTTCTGCTCGTCGGTGAGGGTCACGGCGCTCTTGGTCAGCAGCACGGCTTGGATCACGTCGATGGGCAGGTCCTCGCTGTTGAGGTTCGGAAGGTCGAGTTTGAGGCCTTTGCCGTAGTCGTGGTCGCCTTCCTTGGACTGCGGGTTTTCGGGGATGAACAGGTGCACGTCGGGTTGCGTCTCCCCGTCGTCGATCGGGTCGATGCTCACGGTCTGGTAGTCGGCGTTGGCGGTCATGGTGGGTTTCCTTTGCTTCTCGGTGTATGGCGGTCGATTGGGTGGGATGGTCCCATGCCGGGCGTGACCGCCATCAGGCGTCCGGCATGGGAGGAATCAACGGGGCTACTCGACCGTGTGCGACATGCTCGCCGCCTGGTCCTTCGCGTTTTCGGCGGCGATCAGGCCCCACACGTGGAACATGTAGCCGTCCGATGCCTTGAGGAGTTTGAACGTGCAGTTGAACTGCAGCACGTCGCTGGACACGAGGGTCATGTCGTCACGGTCGGAGACCTTGGCCTTCTCCGCGAGGAACAAAACCGGGTTGCCGAACTGGTCGAGGCCGGCCAAAACGATCTGGTATTCGATGGGCGTGGTCGCGTCCTTGACGTGGAAGCCGCCCTTGGTGTCGGCCTCGACGCCGAAATATGCCTCGGCGATGCTCTTGCGGCATTCGATGCCGGCGCACTGGATCGTCCAGTAGCCGCCGTCCGTCTCCGAATACACGGTGTCGCCGTTGTGGCCCTTGATCTCGGTCTCGTCGCCAGGCTCCGGGTGGATGACCGCGCCGTCCTCGCTGGAATAGCCGATGGGCTTGAGCTCCCCCGGCGTCCAGTTCTCCGACGTGGGCTTGGCGAACGTCTCGCCCTTCTTGACCAGGAAGAGCACGTACTGCTTGATGACCTTGACGAGGTCCGCGTTGTTGCCGCTGGAGATGTAGCTGTTGTCAGTCTCCGTCATGGCAACTCCTTTCGATTGGATGTTTGGGTGAATCAGACGGCCAGCACGTCGAGCAGCGCGACGGCGTAGGCGCCGAGATGCCGTTCGATGGGCTGGCGGATCGGCCCCGACTCATACGAGGCCGACAGAAAAGCGGATCGCTCCGGTGCGTGCTCGAGCACCCACGACAGGACTTGGGAGCACTGTTCGCTGGCTTGCTGCCAGTCGCCGGTGCCGTCCTCGCGCACGATGTCCACGGTCAGACCAAGCCGGCAGGCCACGCTGATCGGCGTGGACTGTTGCTGCATGCTCGCGTGGAGCGTGCACTGCGCGTAGGGCGGTTCCAGCGGCTGGGAGACCGTGCCGAACCGCAGGTCGGGGAATGCCTCGCGCAGGCCGTCCAGCAATAGGGGCTCGACGCGCTGCGGGCGGATGATCGGCCGCATGCTCATACGCTCATGCCTCCGATCGCGTCGTTGAGACGGTTCCCGTCGTGGTTGAGCTCGATGAGCACCGCCCCGTCGCGCGTCTTGCCGCTCATTGGCCTGGCGACGAGGTTCTTCCCGTTCGCCGCCCTTTCGGCCGCATCACGGCACAGCTCCGAGGCCTTGCCGCGTAGTACCTGCTGCTGGAACGCGGGTCTGTCGAATACGAACTTGACCGGTCTCGCCATGACATCACGCTCCCTTGGTGAACCGGACGGTGACCACGTCGCCGACATGCTGGCCGGTGTCGTCAAGCCATTCGGCGGGCGGCGCGGTGACGGGCAGACATTCGCCACGCAGGGCGAGCACGTCGGTGTTGAGGATGCCGGTCGGCTCCTCGCCACGGATGTAGACGGTGTAGCCGATGGTGACGGGCATGGTCACCGTTTCGGATATCTTCGCCTCGCCCATGGCGGGGCCCACCAACGCCTGGAACGTTTTCCACAACGAGGGCGGCCCGTGCATGGGGTTGCCGTCGGAATCCGTGGACTGGATGCCCCGGTACACGTCGACCCGTTCCATCAGCCACCTCCGTTCATGCTCACGGCGAACGCTTTGGCACCGCGCCTGCCGCCGAGCAGGCGGATTTCGGCGCTGGTGAGGTACAGGTCGGCGTTCGGGTTGGCGAACGTGTGCGAGTCGGAGAACGGGCCCGTGGTGGAGGATGTCTGCGACCAGCCTGCAGGGTTCGTGGTTTCGGCGGTCATGGCGCGTTTGACCATGTCGCACGCCACGTCGGCGCACACGCCCGGATCCGCCGTTTCGGCTTTCCTCCAGTTCGGGCAGGTCAAACGGATGCGCCGGCTCGCCTTGGCGAGCAGCAGTGGGGCGCGTTCCCGCTCAGCCGTGGTCAGCGTCCGCCACGCCTTGGCGAGGTCGTCGGGCGTGGCGAACGATGCTGGCGTGGCCATGTCAGGCCTCCGTCACGCGCTGGTCGCCGGTTTCGATGTCGCGGGTGACCATCACGCGCACGCCGTCTGGGCGCATGGCTTCGAACCGTTCCCAACGGTGCCCGTCGGGAGGGAACGCTTCGGGCACGGGCGTGGGCATGTCCGCCGCGTCGGACGGTTCTACGGCCGTGGTTTCGGCCTGTGCTGTAGGGTCGAGGTCGATTTCCTCGTCCGCCTGCTTCGCTCTAGCCATTGAGCACCCCCTTCAAGCGTGCGGCGGCCTTGCCGCTGAACACGCCCAATCCGACGTAGAACTCGATTCGGGTGCGGTAGGCGGGCTTGTCCTGCAACTGGCCGAGATCCTCGACCTGCACGCCGCCGTTGGTCAACCCGGTCACGCCCTGATCGCCTTCGGAGGACCCGAACTTGACCGCGTAGATGCTGGACGTGTTGTTCACCGCGGCCGCGGATTGACCGGGCGTGATGGTCTCGTTCGCGGCGAGGATCTGGGCGCCGGCGGCGGTCTGCCCGGCCTCGAGGATGGGGATGCCGTTCCACTGGATGGCGCGCTTGCCGGCGATGTCCTCCATGAGGACGGTGTCGAGGCTCACGTGCCGCAGGGCGCTGCCGATCCTGCGGATGATGGGCGCGGAAGCGTAGATCGCGCCGTTCTGTCCGTTGATTCCGGGAACCGCGGCGAGCAGTTCGTCGAGCTTGTCGAGGAACGCGTGGATGTCCGTGTTGGATTCGCCCACGATGGGCAGGCCCTTCTCGCCGCCGTCGATGACCTGCGTGCCGGTCAGACGCTTCTTGAGCCCGTCGAAGCTTTTCGTGTCCACGGTGGTGTCGCCGTTGAAGAACGTTTCCTGGAACTTGTAGGAGATCGCTTTGACCTTCAACGATGTCTGTTCGGCGCGCTGGTCGTTAATGTTGCTGCGCGTCTGCTGGATGAACCGGTCGACGTCTGCATCGCCGCCGAGGATCACGAGCTTCTCGCTTTTCTGGTTGACGGTGCCGGTGGATTCGGCGTACGCCTCGTTGACGTTGCGGAACGCGACGCCGGGCAGGGTGGCCTCCTCGTTGTACGCGTACGCGTTGCCTTCGATCTCCATGAAGGGGATGCGGTCGAGGATGGGGCTGGTCTGCACGAACGTTTCGAGCACGCCGCGCGCGAGGGTGTCGTTGGAGAGTTTCGCGGATTCCGCGAGTGTGAGCGCCATGATGGCTCCTTTCGATTGATGTTCAGTTCTTTTCCGCGTACGCGGCCTGCAACAGTTGGCGCGGAGTCAGCTGTTCGCCGCCGCCGGCCTGATCGACGCGCGGCGCGAGCGCGCCGGGGTCCTTGAGCTTGCCGATGATCGCGTTGACGGTCTTGGCGTTTTCGACGAGCTGGTCGCCGTCCCCGTCGAGCATGGCGACCAGGTCGACAGGCAAACCGGTCTCCTTGGCCACCTTCTCGACCTCCGACCGGCGAGCCTTGGCCTTGTCGGCCTCGTCGAAACGCCGCTCGAGTTTGGCCAACCGGGCTTCGGCGTCGTTCTGGCCGGCGTCGTATTTCGCGGCCTTGGCCTTCAGCTCCTCGTAGTCGGCGTACTTCGCCTCGATCTCGGCGACTCGCTTGGCGAGCGCACGGCTGAAATCCTTGGCCTGCGGATCCTGCTTTTCGTCCTCCGGTGGTTTCGGAGGCTGAGGCTTGGGAGTGTCCGGTTCACCGTTGTCATTGCCGCCGTTGCCGGCGGTGCCGGGCGAACCGGAGCCGGATCCTTCGCCTCCGACGCCTTCGATGAAACGCAGGCGATGCAGGAGCATGCGGTTGCGGTTGCTGAACTTGAACATGATGGTTCTCTTTCTGTTGGCTTGCGCACGGTTGGCGACGCGGCGTGCGGGGTCCGCGAAAGTGATGGATGCAGGATTCGCACCTGCGCGGCAACATTGTGCGCCCGATTTACAGTCGGGTCCGTTCGGCTGCTCCGGCAATCCACCAAGAATCGGTATAAGAAAAGCCACCACGAAAATCGTGATGGCCTGATGATGACGGCGGAGGCTCAGCCGAGCATGTCGGCATATTCTTCCTTGTCCGCGTCGTCGAGCAGCGCGTATGCCGACAGCAGCGTTTCGCGAGGCACGTCGATGTGGTTTTCCAGTACATCGGCGATGAGCCAGCTCAATGCGAGGTATGGCTCTCCGGCGTCCAGACCGTCATCGAGCGATTGCAGCCTGTCAGCGGGAAGCGATGCGCAGTGTTCCCTCAGCCGTCGGTAGGCTTCAGCTGCCTGCTGATCAGTGGCCATAGCCTCTCCCTTTCCTGCTGCGTCGTCGGATGCCCAGTGTGGATGCGGAACCGTTGGTCATTGCCGCGTTTTTTCTGCAGCCAGACGCGGATCAGTACGTCGTCAACCATTTTATACCGGTTCTCGCGGTTGGCTCCGGCCGTTTTGACGTAATCCGGCGCGGCAACAGCCTCCATTACCGCCCATTTGACCTTTTCAGCGCTCCAATCGTCTGGGAAATGGGTCTTTCCTTCGATGCGGGTGCCGGGGCCATGACCGTCGAACACATGCTCCCATACGCCGGCATATGGGTATATGACATCCTTCGGCCATGGCCCGCTCGTTTCATGGACGCCGTCTTTGAGTTGTTCGGGGTGCAGGCGGCGCATCTGTCTGAGGGCTTCGCGCCAGTCGCCGTCTCCGGCTGCGTCCACGCCTTCCTTCCACATGCCGTACAGCTTGTCGGGGTCGTATCCGGCGAGCGCCTGCTTGCCCCAGTTGGGGATGATCTGGCAGTCGCAGTCGGCGTGGTATTGCATCTGCCGTCCTGCGGTGTCCTCGCTCAGGTAGGCGAAGCCGCGTGAGGCGAGCATGGTGCAGAACGCGCACGTCTTGCCGCGCGGCACGCGCGCCCAACGTGGCTTCGTGGGGTCGGCTCGCATGTTGCGCTGTTGGGTCAGGCGCGTGCTGGTGGATATCATGTCGGCGATGAACTGCTGCCAGTCATCCGCGGTGTCCAACGCGGGCCACAGGTCGTCGATGGTGGCGCCTGACCGGGATTGCCCGTTCTTGACCTGCGTGTAGGTCAAACCGTTGTAGTCGGTGTTGGAGTAGCCGCCCTGCTGCTGCCAGAGCACGCGGTCGGAATCGATGAGGTCGGTGTGGTCGAAGTCGGTGAATTCGACGCCGGCTTCCTCCTGCCAGAGTTGGCGTACGGTGTCGTAGTAGTCGTTCGCCAGTTGGCTGGCCTGATCGGTGTAGTCGCGCACCGTGTCCTTGAGGGAGAGCGGGTCGCGCCGGTAGGCGGTTTCGATTTCGTCGGTGGCCGCGTCGGTCAGGTTCTCCAGATCATCGATGTAATCCTCATACGCTTGGTCGAGCAGCCGCTCCAGACGTTGGCGTCGTTCCGGCGAAAGGTTCAGGTTGTTCGGTTCCATCCTTCGCCCCCTCGATTTGTCCGGTTCGGATCCTCAACTGGTCGATTCGCGCTTGGGCGCGTGCTTTCTGGGCTTCGCGGCGCAACGTCTGGCGTTGCCGGTCGGACAGATCGAGCATGTCCCAGGTGACTTCGCTGTCGGCGGGCAGGATGCCCGCCTGTACGAGTTTCACGGCCGCGTCGGCGGCGGCGGCGATCTTCGAGGCCGACGGGTAGAGGGCCGCGATGTCGGCGGGCATGTTCTCGTCTTCGATCAACGCTTGGGTGATGTAGTCGGTGTGGTTCATTGGATTGTCCCTTCAGTTGGTTGGGTTGATGATTTCGCTGATGTGGATTTCGGTGTGCGGCTCATAGGGTTCGCCCATGAACAGCAGCGGGTCGCCGGTCTTGCGGTTGCGCATGCTGCCCGGTTTGGAGCCGGGCACCCTCCGGTCGGGAAGCACCTTCGACACCTGCGCTTCGACGATCTGCACGTCATCCTGGTAGGCGACGCCGTTCAATGCGTCGGTGGCCAGTTTGGCGAGGTTGTCCCAGTCACGTGGATGGCGTGACGCCATCCAGAACTTGAGACGGATGCGCACCGGCCCCTTGATGGGTTCCATGTCGCCGTACTTGCGGCGGAACTCCGAGTACACGCGGTTCTCGGCGTTCCTGGTGCGCCGGTCGGTGATGCCGTGCCCGTTGTAGACGCGGGGACGCGCCTTGGACAAGGGGTCGCCAGGCACCGAGAGTTCGAACACGTTCATTCGTCACCTCCCAGCGGTCTGCCGAGGATCACGGCGAGCGGCAATGAGACGGCCAATACGATGAAGTGGAGGATGCTGAATGCTCCGTCGCGCAGCAGTCCGGCAGTCAGCCACATGCCTGCCCAGATGGCGGCGACGATGCTGGCGGAGAATGCGAGCAGCCAGAGCGCCGCGAGAATCTTCTCCTTGCGGCTCATCGCCATTCGCCTTTCTCTTCGAGCCGGTCAAGAATCGCCATGAACCATTCCCAGCGGCCGTATTCGTCGTCATGGTCGAGCCTGCTGACGAGGCCCTTGGTGCCCTGCACTTCGGAGAACGCGAGAATGGTCTTCCGCGCCCACTCGGGAAAAATCGAGTGGATTTCCTTGCTGCTGTCGCGAATCTGCTGCAAGAGCAGCTTGATTCGCTGGGCTTCCTCGGTGGCGAGGCGTTCACGCGCGGTGAGCTGGAGTTCCCGGCGTCGGGTTTCCTGTTGCTTCGCACTGCTGCTCATCTATTCCTCCATTTCCTTGATCCACCTGTCCATGGCGGCTTTGCTGACCTTCAGCCTGCCGGGCATTCCGTCGCGGTTCGGCGGGCGGAACGTGTCCACGTCGCCGGCGTCGATCGCGTGCAATAGGCCCCGGTAGTCGAGCGAATACACCTGGGCGGCCTGCGCGGGGGTCCATGCCAGCCGCTCCCCCAACGGGACGCGACTCGAATCAACCGGCGCGGACATCAGTCGATTCCCTTCAACTTGCCCTGGGCGTTGCCGTAGATGAAACGATCCACGAACCAGCTGGCTCCCTTGGCGGTGAACCTCGCGTATGGCTTGCCGATCTTCCGCCCGTCGCGCATGCCCTGACGGGCGACCATATAGCCAGGACGGATGGCCTTGACTGTGGGCGCGTTGCTCCTGGCCTCCACGTATCCGGCCCCGCGCAGCAGCCCATACACCATGTCACGGCTCATGCGCTGGTCGAGCGTGCGAAAATGCTTGGCCGCGTCGGTCACGCTCATCGTGCCGTCCGTGCTCACGAACGCCTCGCCCAAGAGGGCGAGCGGGCGCCACTCCTCC